AGACGAGAGCAAGGTTACTGCAACTGTGCAAAGCAGTAAACTTAAAAACATGCTTGCAGGGCTAAAGGGAGACAGTTAATTTTTTTAAACGTTAGTCTTTATCTTTGCTAGCTTTATCCTTGCTTATTGCAGAGTCCCATCCAAACTTAGGATGCTCAAGTTTGCCCAAGTAACTATGAATTACATGATCTGTAAGACCATCAAAGAACTTAAACTTACACCAGTTAGAAAATCTAGCACGGAATTGATCTTTTACTCTTTGCCAAACATGTGCGTTTCTAAATTCACCGTATTGGTTAAGATACTGCAAACTTCCGTAGTGTTTGTATCCCATGATCTTTAATGGAACTTTAGGAACAAGATCATTACAGTTAACAAATCTAAAATGTGTGAAACTACAGTTACTACGCCAAACTTTATCGCCTGTTCTTGGGCAACCGTATGTATAAACAGCTTCTACGCGATCCTGCATTCTAGCAGCAACAACCATGGACATACCGCCACCTAAACTGTGACCACATATATAGAGTTTCTTAGTTTTTCTAGCAGTGATATACTTTACAACGTCGTCATATATTTTCTTAACTTCGTCATAAAATCCGACATGAACCCATCCAGCATGTTTACTACGATGCTTCCATGCTTTTACATCAGCAAGCACATCTTTAAGTTGTGTGGGCTCAGTTCCACGAAATGCTACTACAATGTCTTCTTTATTAGAAAAGATCATGCACTGCGCACTTCCATTGCTAATTAGTTTGTTTTTTAAATACCCTAATTCTTTTGCTAATGGTTTAGCAGTTGCCTCGTCCATGTAAGCATATGAACTTAGTTTAGCGTAATGTATCGCTAACTCTCTAGTCGTAGATTGCATATAACTTCTCCTCCTGTTATACTGTATTTAACAGATAAATAATAGAAAATACGGAACAAATATATATGAAACGACAAACTCGTAGTATCTTAGACGAACTTAATTCAGTAGTAATTGAGCGTGACCGCAAGCATGTAATTGAAAATCGTGGCGGACATATTATCGAGAGTGCAATTAACCTTATTGAAGACATATACCGTAATTACGATGCTGAAACTGCTGGGGATCTAGAGCGTAGACTAGTTAATAGTATACGCGGTAAAGATGGAAAAAAGTTTAAGCGTGGGTGTAAAAAGGCAGACAATAATGACTAGACATCTAGTGACAGAAGGTGGTAATATCTTTAAGACTGAGCAAGGACCTATCACACAACGCATTGCTACTAAGGATGTACACCCAACCATTATTTTTATTGAAAAAATTACAGGGTTAACTTTTGATGAAGAAGATTGGCTGGGCACAACAGGAAAGAAAAATGATCCAGATGGTGCATTTGAAAACAACAGCTCGGGTGACTTAGATCTAAACACAGATGCAAACAAAGTTAGCAAAGAGCAACTAATTGCTAAACTTAGCGCATGGCTTAAAAGCCAGGGTGTTGAAGAGGCTGAGATTATGAATACTGGCCGTACAAAGACAGACGGATGGATCAAGGACGCAGGTGATCAAGTACACTTCCGGGCTCCGATTGCTGGCAATACTAAAACATTCGTACAAACAGATTTTATGTTTACTGACAATCCAGACTTTCAGCGTGGAGCAAAGCGTGGCGGGACAGTGCAGTACAGCGGCAGAGAAAGAGCTATCTTGTTGTCGAGTATTGCAAGAGGACGTGGACTAAAGTTTAGTCCTAAGTTTGGATTAGTTGATCCTGCGCAGGATGATACAGTGGTTGCCAGTAACTGGAATGACATTGCAGAAATGTTATTAGGAGCTGGCGCAACTGAAAAAGACACACTTACTGTTGAGAGTATGATTGCTTTCCTTAAAGGAAAACCTGGCTACGAAGAGCTAGTTGCCCCGTTTAAGGATGCATTAGAAAAAGCAGGCAAGTCTTTGCCTGAATCAGTTTATACAGTGGTAGGAACCACGGATTGGTTTAGTAAATTGTCGGAGAGACTAAAATGAGACTAAGGGAATTTACACAGCCACTAACAGAAGCAGCTACAGTAGGTCGCGAGTATCAACACCTTGAAGATTTGGTATTTGTTAAAGGCTCAGCCGGAGCACTAGAAGCAGCAGACATCCTAGAAAAACTAGGCGCTGACAATGGCGATGTTGCAATCAAGTGGGACGGAAATCCAACTATCTATTGGGGACGTGAGCCAGATGGCGAGTTTGTTCTAGTAGGAAAGAATGGCTGGGGCAAGAACAAATCAACGAGTGCAGACGATCTATCACGTTTTATACAAAGTTCAGGCAAGGGCGTAGAAGAACAACCATGGCGCAAAGAATTTGGTGCAGAGATGGCAGAAGTGTTTGAAATAATGAAGTCAGCAACTCCTGAGAGTTTCCGTGGTTATGTTTATGGCGACTTGTTATATAGTCCACAAAAACCATTTACATCAACCAAAAGCGCAGTAGAATTTGAACCAAACTTAGTTAAGTACACGGTTGACGCCATGAGCCCTCTCGGCAAGCGCATGTCGAACTCAAAAGTCGGGGTAGTAGTTCACACAAGACTTAAAGAATTTGGCTCAAAGTCTGCTATTCCTTTTAAAGATGTACAAGAACTTAACAGTAATGATGTAGTAGTACTAGGGCAAACATATGTAACACATCAACCTAAAGTAGACATTGCTGAAGTTAACAGCATTAGAGCAACTGCTAAGAAAAATACACAGTTGATTGACGGCTTCCTTGCTCCTGTCGCAGGACTAAGTGATATGAAGAACATCATTTATACATATGTTAATCATATGACACGCACACAGCAATTGAAGAATATTGAAAATGGTTTTTTTGATTGGCTAGGGGCATCAAAGGTAAGTGCTAACAAGCAAGCAAAGATTTCAGATATGAACACGGCAAGTCCTAACGCCTTGCCTGCATTGTTTGGACTTGTAAAACAGATTATGTCTGCAAAGGATCATGTTATTGATCAATTAGATAGCGCCGACGCAGATGTTAAAGCAACAACAAAAGGCGAACAGGGTGGCGAAGGATACGTTGCTCTAGGATCAAAGACTAAACTAGTGCCGCGTCAGCGTTGGCAACCGAACTAAGTATATATAGTGTTCGGTGGGGTTAGCGCGGCCAACCGTGCAGTGCAACGATAAATATCGGTAAGGTAAGGTTTAATTATGAAAATTTCAGATATTACACAACGTAGCCAAGTACAACATATTGCAGAAGGTCGCAAACAGTTAGATGAGATAGCTCCTGTAGTGGTTGCAGGCGGAGCATTGGCTCTTTGGTTAGCCGCTCAAGGATTAACCATAGCAGATTATTACAGACTTGCCCAAAAAAACGGCTCTAAAGGAGACCCCAGTTACGACCCTACGGATTGGGATACCGACTCTCAGATAGAAATTGGAATTACAGGGGCCGCTGGCTTAGCCGGCGGGTATTTTGGCAGGGTGGTAGCAAAACCATTGGGATGGGCAGTGGGAAAAACTATGCAATGGACCTCGCCCTTTTTTAACAAGGGCGTAAAACAGGCTGGTAAAAAGGCGGTTGATGCGAAAGATCAGGTCAAACAGGCTAACAAATTAAAAAAAGATGCTAAGGGCCAAGATAAAAAAGCAGCAAAAGATCTAGAAGACGAGTCTAACGCTAAATTAAAAAAAGCTAAAACAGATAAAGCTAACGCTAAACAAGATGTTGGATCTTCTACCAAAACAGGTATTAAAAGAGCTGGTAGAATTGTAGGCGGGGTTGTTGGCGGCGCCTATGCGCTTGATAAAATGGGCAAAAGCGTCGGAGACTTAATTACCGGAAAAGGGTACGAGCCTATGACAGATGCTGGGAAAAAGGCCCGTGATGCAGCAGATAAGGCGACAGAACAAAAAAGAAAACTTAGATTCAGTGGGCCCAGTTCGCATCGTTCCGGCGCAGGAGTTATTGGGCAAGATCAATATGATATAACTAGCCAAAATCTTAAAAAATATAAGAAAGAAAAAGAAAAATTAGTGAAACTCGAAAAAGAAGCTGAAAAAGCCGCTGCTGTTGCAAAAGCCGAAAAACAAGCCAACCAACAAAATTAAAGTAAAGAAAAATAATATGTTTGAATTTTTACGAGAAGAATTAACTGAAGCCAAATACATGCGCACTCCCAGAGATACAGTGGGTCGCAGTGAAGATAATATTGCTCAGGGTTTCTTTGAACATCTATTAGTGCTACAGCAAATGCGTTTTGAAAACCCAAGCTGGGCTAAAAAATATGCCAAGGATACCCTGCGTTTTATGAACTTTAGTAATGTTAAAACAGGTGCAACAGACCTACATAACATGGCTGCTATTTTAAATAATCCCAGTAAGTTCTCAGATAAACTTGGTGGCATGGGCGATGTTTATTTTGACGAACTATCATTTAAACGTTATTTGAGAAACATTGTTAATAACAAATATGTACCAGGGCAAGACCGTGCTTACTTTTTAAAAGCACAAAAAAATCTAGGCATTAAAAACAGTTTACTTAAACAAGCCCGCCGTATTATGGGCGACTATGGTGCAAGTAGTCCAACCGAACGAGCAAGTGTGAGCATGCGTCTTGCTAATAGTTTTAGACAAGATAGCAAGTACCGCAGTGACTTATTTAAGCCGTATGCATCTACAGTTAAGAACAAAAAACTTGTTCCTGTAGAGAAAAAAGGCATGGGTTTAGCGGCG